CTGGTGGCATTGTCTGTGATGGTGTTGGTGACACCGGCTTCACGTACATAGGTTCCCAGGCCCAGTTGATTGGCAATGGTGTTGTTGACCACATTGTTGATGGTGTATTGCACAGCTGGTGTGTTGTTCATGCCCAGGGCCACTGAACTGGTGCTTGCAAGTCGAATTCTAGGATAATAAGTGCCGCCACGCAAGGTTTGAGTTGTGGTGCGTTGGAACATGTCGCCAATGCTGACATTGTTTGTGGTGTTGATATCTATTACCACAGCTTGAGCATAGGCATTGCCAAGATAGTGATTGGCCACGTCCAAAAATGTATTATAGGCTGTTAGATTCAAACTTACAGAATCTATCACAATGCCTTGATTGTAGATGTTGTTGAACAAGTTTTCGGTTATGCGGAAACCCATGGGCCCACCATTGACCGGTGATGCACTGCCCAGCACTATGGCTTGGGACAGTGTGTCAAAGGTACTGTTTTTCACAGTGCAGCCTTGTACCTGTTCGTCAGTGTTGATGCCAAATGAAGCACCCATAAATTCACACTGGTCAAATGAGACTTGTGAACATACTAAACTGCCACTACTGGAAAAACTCACGCAATTCAATGCTTCGGCCGCAGTGTCACCGTCAGCAGTGGCAAATGGTCCTGAAAATGCCACAGCAGAAAATGCCACGGCTTGTGCTCGATCGACCAGGCAGATGTTATGACTCACACTGGAATCATTGCCATAGACCTGTGTTTCAAATGACATGTTGGAGACTGTGATGTTCTGTGGTGGTATGGCACCATTGGTAGCAATGTTTGCTCCAGTTTGTTGCAGGCTGTCAGCTGTGCGCACCACATATTCAGGCAAGGCTTCCTGCACCCAATAGGGTCCGCTGGGTGCAGAGTCTGTTAGGTTGGCACCAATAGGCACTGCCATTTGACTGCGATAATACAGTCCTGCTGACGCTACCAAGATACCCGGGCCATAAGGTATGGTTTTGGTCCAGGCAGCAACTGCAAATCTAATGATGGTGCTTTCGGCACCATCACCGTAGAGATAAGCGTAGGTAGGAATGGCAATGGTGTCAGATATCAAGTATACCCCGGCTGGCAAATACAGCCCTCTGCGCACTTGGGGAGTGATGTCTTGACAATATATCTGACTCAATGCACGATTGAGATTGGCAGTGACATCAGTCACTCCATCGCCAGTGGCACCAAAGTCAGTGATCACAGCATAGCTGTCCAGGCGACTTTGCAAACTTTGAGATACTGGACTGCCGGCTGTGGCACCAGTTTGCACTACATATCCGCCGGCAGTGCCCTGATAGGTGTAGGCAGTGGTAAACCCCAGTATGTCTGAGTATTCTGTGAGTATTTCGGTGTTGCCCACAACAGGGGCACCGTCAGCCAAGGTGCCGTTGCCAATAAAAAGTCTACGCTCATCTGTGGCCCAACCCAGCTCTGCACCTGCTAGAGGTTGGGGCAGATCAGTGGTCAAGCCTTTGCGTTGTGTTATGCGTGATATTTGTACAATTGCCACAGTGTGATTCCTTCGGGTATCACATATTTAGCATGTAGTACTGTTCGACCTTTTTCCACCACTGATCACGGTAGTGTTCAAATTCTGCACCTGCCAACACAAATTCCTGATATTCAGGCGGGGTAATCATGTTCATGTGTTCGTCTAGTTCAGGTTTCACACACATCAAGACCACGCCTTTTCGGATAGTTGTTCCATGCAGTTCATTGTGTGCTTCTGCATAGGCACACAACTGCATGAAATAGTCATCAATCCACTCGCGTTTTTTGGGTTTGTTGGTTTGCTTGTAGTCCAGGATAGCTTCTTCATTTAGGTGTATGCCCGCACCGTCTGTGGTGCCTGCATAGATACCAGGAAAATACAACGGAACTTCAATGCCCCAAAATTCACTTACATTTTTCAAGCCTTTATCAACAACCACCTGGGCCATGCTGTGACTTGCCCATGAGAATGGATTTGAGCCGCGTTCTCGGATCACACCGTCTCGCACATACTGCTCAAGGTAGGTGTGCATTCTTGTGCCACGATTGGCTGCTTCTGTAGTGATGGCCTGTGCTTGTGCGTGACCCACTCGGTTGCGCCAGTTTTGCAAGGCTGCTTTTTTTTCTTCGCTCTTGGTGGCTTCTAATATGGTTGTTACCGAAGGTAACTTTTTGCCGTCAGGGGTGGCATATAGTCTGCGGCCATCAACTGTTTCTCGTGGAATAGGTTGATAGTTAAATCTAGGATTGTATTTCATTGAATTTTTTTAAAAAACACTGAGCTTGTCCAGTGTGCCATAATGGGCCGGGGTGTTCGTCTCTTCCAAAGTCCACAGGCCAATCAGTTTCCATGATTGTGTGTTCTATCACCGTGTACCCGTGTATTTTACTCAGCATTTCAACCATGGCACGATTACGTTGTCTCACATTGTGCATGTTTTCATCTGTGAGAATTTGAGTGGTCCAGGCAGTTGGATCATTTGTGTTTGCTGATCTGCAGGTAGTTTCATTGTAGGTTTCATATCTAAACAAATCGGTCCACAGCAAAAAAACAAATTTAGTGTGTAACAGTTGTCCCAGATTAGTTAAAATTCTTGGCATGGCATCGCCAGATGCACCAGCGAATCCCAAATTATACACTCGATATTGAGGAAAATGCAATTGAATCAAACTGGGCCAGGACTGATCTGCTCGCACTCCAATGCCTTCGGTAAAACTGCATCCCAGACAAAGTATGCTGGGAATCGCAGTATCAACATCAAATTCCTGGGTTCTAAAACCATGACTGTTGTACTGATACACAATGCTGGTTTCGGTATAACCTGGCTTGGGGTTTTTAAGAAAGTTTTCCCTGGTGTCAGGGGTGGCCCAGTAGCTGGTTACATTTTGTTTTTCAGGTATTGTGGGAAATATGTCGGACTTCCAAAAATTTTTCATCAAACTCTAAAACTTTCTCCGCAACCACAGCGGTCTCTTTCGTTGGGATTGGTGAATTCAAAACCTTCGTTGAGTCCTTGTCGCACATAGTCCACAGCCATGCCGCGCAGATACACATCATGTTTTTTGTCAACCAACACACAAAAATCATTTTGTGAGTAGTTTATGGTGGTAGTGTCATCAGGAATGTATTCTTTAACATATTCCAACACGTAGGCCAGGCCCGAACAACCTGTGGTTTTTACTGCCAGTCGTATGCCGGCGTAGCCTTTGGCCTGCGTTAGTTTTTGTATTTTTGCACGGGCTGTTTCAGATAACTGAATCATGTTTTTTACGGTAGTCTTCTACTGCGGCCTTTATAGCATCTTCAGCAAGAATAGAACAGTGAATCTTGACTGGTGGCAGTGCGAGTTCTTGAGCAATCTCTGAATTTTTAAGAGCTGCGGCCTCGTCAAGTGTTCGTCCTTTAACCCACTCGGTAACAAGAGAGGATGAGGCAATCGCACTGCCGCATCCGTATGTTTTGAATCTGGCATCAGTTATTACTCCATCTTCAACTTTGATTTGCAACTTCATCACGTCGCCGCAGGCAGGTGCGCCTACCATGCCGGTGCCAACACCTTCTTCGTCTTTGGCAAAACTGCCAACATTTCTGGGGTTTTCATAGTGATCAACTACTTTGCTGGAATAGGCCATGTGATGTCTCCTTGCTATATTATAGCGTATTTACTGATTGCTGTCAACAATATTGGGTTACTTGTTCATTCCGCGTTGCATGGCGGATTTGGCCGAGGCAGCCACAATGTCTTGCGCTTTGTTCACAGGCATTTGGGTTGGGCCAGTGTTGGCACCTTTGTACATGATCACTCCAGGATTGTTGGGATCAATTGGTTCCAGTACTGAGTCCAATGGTGGTTGACTGACCACACTCACAATGTTTTGTTGATTTACTGGAAACCCTAGGCTACGTGCTGTAGATATAAATGCGTCGGTGCTGATTTGTTTTTGTGAATTTTCATCATTGGATCTGCCAGAAAGAAAATTCACTAGGCCCAGTAGTTTGTTTGGGTCCAGTGAGCTTGAGCCTTCGACTTCGTCGATTCTCATTATCTACGTGCTCGGCCCAGGGCAGCTCCTGCTGGTGCGGCCGCAGGTTCTTCGGCACCCATTTCAGCGCCTACGTCAGCACCTATGTCTGCGCCAACATCGGCACCCATTTCAGCGCCCATTTCAGCACCTGGCGCGGCAGGTGGTACTGCGCCAGGAACACCGCTGGCAGCCATACTGGTGTCAAGTGGTGCAGGTTGTCCTGTCACCACACCCAATGCTGTTTCCAACTGTTGTTTGGCACCTTGTAGATTCTGCACAAGACCTTGCAATGCACCAGTGACATCACTGTTGAATTGTGTGGCTTGTTCAATGCCAATTTGATTGCGAATACTGTCAACCAAGGCTGGTAGTTCTTTGAACTGCATCTCTGTGGTGTCTTCCAACATTGATTGCATTTTGTCTACCATGTCTTGTGCAGCCAACACTACCTGTGCCTGTTGGACTTCGGATTCTCTCAACACGCGATATGCATTGCGCAGTCGTGCTTCGGTTTTCATCAAGGCAGCACCGGCCACAAGTTTTTGTTCATCAGGATTCAATGACTGGCCTTTTGATGCCTTGGTCAAGGCTGCCTTGACAGCAGGATCCTTTGTGGCAGCAATGGTTGCGGCTGCGTCAGCAGCAGTTTTTTGTTGTTGTTGAGGTGTGGTACCTGCAGCCGGTGTGGTACCTGCTGCTGGTGTGGTACCTGCTGGCGGAACCATGTCTTCACTGATACGGCTGGCCAAGGCCTGTTCCATCATTACCAATTTTAAGTAAGCAGGATTGCGTTCGCTGGTGTGACGGGTTGTGCTACGTTGATGTTCAGCAATAACTCCGCGCACACGTTTTAGCATGGCCCGTGCTTCTTGTACTGTGAGTTTGTTCACAGGCATTTTGGTACCAAAGTAGCTTTCAAATACTCGAGCTGCTTGGCGGCTCTTTTTTGGCGTGGCCAGGTCGGTTAATTTCATTTGGCAAATCCTCTAAGTTGTAGATATTTAGCCAAATTTAAACATTTTTACTGAGTTGATAAGATTTTGAATTAGAATTTTACTGCTCCATTTTTTTATCAAAGTTGATACATATCTGAAATGTATAAGACAAGCGCCGGTTTTTGGGGATTCCTATTTTTTATAATTTATTTGTGTCTGTTTTCTTCCTGTACCAAAGATACCTTTCTTAGTTCAGCAGGCATTGAATTGGGATTTGAAAAGGATACCTTACGCTTCGATACCGTATTCACAAACATGGGTACTGCAACCCGCAAATTTAAAGTGTATAATCCTTATGCTGAAGCAGTTCAAATCAGTTCCATCAGACTGGCCGGTGGCACTTCTTCCGATTTTCATATCAATGTGGACGGAAAAGCAGGCAGCTATTTTGAAAAAATTGAAATTCCTGCAAAAGACAGTATTTACATTTTTGCCAATGTCCGCATTGACCCAAATTTTGGAGATGCATTGCGTACGGATTCTCTCCTGTTTGAGACCAACGGAACTACTCAAAAGGTAATTCTGGAGGCCTATGGCTGGAATGCAATTTACATCGGACAAAGAGGCTATATAACCCGTTTTACGGATGTTAATTTTACCAT